GCTCAGAATGCAGAAAGCGTAAATGCTAATGCTATCTCTACAGAGACTGATGCTCGTATCGCTGGCGATTCTGCTCTACAAGTAAGCTTGAGTGACGAAGTTGCTCGTGCTGTAGCTGCTGAAGGTGTATTGACTACAAACGTACAAGCTAACGCTGACGCTATCGCTGACGAAGCTGCGGCTCGTGTTGCTGCTGACAGTGCTTTACAAGATCAAATCGACTTCATCAAAGCTAACACAGACAGTGCTGCTCTTGATTCGTTGACTGAAATTGTAGCTGCTTTCCAAGCTGCTGACTCTACCTTAACTGGTGCTGTTGCTGCGAACGAAACTGCTCACCAAGCTAACGCTGCTGCTATCCAAGCTGAAACTGACGCTCGTGTTGCTGCTGATACTGCTGAAGCAACTGCCCGTGCTAATGCTGACGCTGCGCTACAAACTGCTGTAGATAGCAAAGTGAGCAAGTCTGGCGATTCAATGACTGGCGCATTGTCAATGGGAAGCAACAAGGTTACTGATCTTGCTGCTGGTACTGTTGCTACTGACGCTGTTAACAAAGGTCAATTGGATGCTGTTGCTGCTGGCTTGGCTATCGGTAACTACACTACTGACGACATTGCGGAAGGTACAACTAACCTATACATCACAGACGCTCGCGTTTGGGATGCGGTTTCTGTAACTGACGTTTCTGGCGAAGGTAAAGTATCTGTTACTGACGGTAACTTCTCAATCGACACTTCTAAAGCGTTCGTTGAGTTGACCGATGTAGTTGATTCAGACTTAGAAGGTAAAAACGGTTATGTTGCTCGTGTACGTACTGACGGCACTGGTATCGAACTTGTTGATCCTACTTCGTTGGCATTCAATAACGCTAAACGTCAAACTCTCGAAGGTGACGGTGTACAAACTACCTTTGCTCTTGACTTCTACACTCAAGAAGCGAATGCTATGGTATTCGTTGGCGGTGTAATTCAAGATCCAAGCGTACACTACACAATCGACGCTGCTAACCAAACAATCACCTTTACTTCTGCTATTCCAGTTGGTACTCAAGCGGTTGTTATCGCTCAGTCAACCAATAGCGTTGGTGTACTTGATCCTAAGTCTGTCGGTCTCGAGACTCTTGCAGACAATATCAAAGTATTCGAGCAAGGTTCTGATGTTGTTGCTGGTACTAGCGAAACCGTCGTTTCTTCTTTCAACGCTGCAACTTATCGCTCTGCGAAATACGTTGTAACTGTTGAGTTGAATGGCGAATTCGAAACTCGTGAGTGTTTGGTAATCCATAACGGTACTGATGCGTATATCACTGAATACGGCATTATCTACACAGGTAATGACTTGTTGGGTGATACTAACGTTCGCTTGTTGAACGGCACTGTACAGTTGACCTATCAAGCTGTAGCTTCTGGCGCTGTTGTGTCAGTATCTGCGACTTACGTAGACGCTTAATTTATAACAGGTGGGGGGTTTCCCCCACCTTTTTATAATAAATAAAACTAAATTCGGTGTTTTTAAAAAAAGGGTAAAATAAACATGGCAACTAATAAAAAGTTTCGAATTCAGAATGGTGCCAATATTGAGGGTGAATTATCTTTCAATAACACTACTGTAATCGATAGCAACGGTAATGTTGTCGCTGGTTCTGTCCAAAACGCTGTAGACTCCCTAGTAACAACTGGGTACGTTAATGCTTTGAACGTAACTGCTTTTGACGCTTTGAGCGCACAAACTGTAGTTGATATTTCAAGCTTCTCTACTTCAGACATTTCAGAAGGTTCTAACTTGTACTTCACTGCACAACGTGCTCGTGACGCTTTACAAGCTGGTACTGGTATGGATTACGATGCTGCCACAGGTTCTTTCTCTACTAACTTAGTTGGTGGTGAAGGTATTTCTGTTGCTGGAGATACAGTTTCTTTCGACGGTTCTGCGATTTCACAAGATATCGTTCCATCTGCAGATGTAACATATAGCTTAGGTACTCCTGAGAAAATGTGGAAAGACGTCTACATTGGTCCTGGATCTCTATACCTAAACGGTACTAAGATTCTTGAAGATAATAGTGGTACAATCACTATGAATGCCGATCCAGGTCAGAACTTGACTTTCGGTACTTCTGGCGGTGGTTCTATCGACTTGAACGCAGGCGAATCTACAGTAACTATCAAGTCTAACCTTGTAATTGCTGAAGGTAAAACTATCACTGTAGCTGGTGGTGGTAATATTCCGTTTGCTGACCAGTTGGATATGGGCGGTAACGTTATTTCTTCTGTCGCAGAACCAGTAGCTGACGAAGACGCAGCAACTAAAGGTTATGTTGACGGTGTAGTTGCGGCTCCACACGTTGGAGATAAAGAATTCTCTAACAACGTAACTGTTCAAGGTAACTTGACTGTTCAAGGTACTACAACAACTGTTAACAGTGAGACAATTTCTCTTGCTGATAACATTATTGACTTAAACTCTAACGTAACTTCAGGCGCTCCAAGCGAAAATGCTGGCATCCGTGTAATGCGTGGTGACGAAGCTGCTGTTCAAATTCGTTGGAACGAAGTACACGACCATTGGGAAACTTACAACGGCACTTCTTGGACTAAGATCGCTCTTAGCACTAGTGACCTAGTTGAAGGTAGCAACCAATACTTCACTACAGATCGCGTTGACGCAATTGTTAACCCAGTAAAAGCTGCTTTAGAAGCTGCTGATACTGCAGAAGCTTCTGCTCGCGCTGCTGCTGACCTAGTTCTTCAAGGTAATATCGACAGCGAAGCTGCTACTCGTGCCGCTGCTGATTCAGATGCTGGTGTAGCTCTTGCTGCAGAAGCTTCTGCTCGTGTAGCTGGTGATAGCGATACATTAGCCGCTGCCAATACTTATGCTGACGGTTTAGTTTCTACAGAAATTTCTAACCGCGAAGCTGCTGATACTTCTCTCCAAAACGCTATCGACTCTGTTGCTAGTGATTTAGGTTCAGAATCAGACGCTCGTATCGCTGCTGATAGCGACTTACAAGTAAGTATTGATGCGGTTGCTGCTGACCTTCAAGCTGTAGTTGGTACTTCTCCTGAAGCATTGAACTCTCTCCAAGAAATTGTAGCTGCTTACAATTCTGCGGATGCTGGGTTGCAACAGCTTATCAGCGATAACGGTGTTCGCTTAACTACTGCTGAATCAGACGTTGACGCATTAGAAACTCAGTTCGCTTCTTTGAGCACTTCTCTAAGCTCTTTAACTGCAACTGTTAATGCTGATAAAGTAGATCTTGCTACAGAAACTTCTAACCGTCAAGCTGCTGATACTGCTCTAGACAATCGTGTATCTTCTCTAGAATCTTCTACTGCTCAATTGGGTAACGACTTAGTTTCTGGCGATTCTGCTGTATTGGCTGCTGCTAAGGCACACGCTGATACTGGTGATGCTACACTTCAAGCTAATATAGATGCTCTATCTGCAAGCTTGTCTAGCGATATTAGTTCTGGAGATTCGGCTCTTAACTCAGCTCTTAATAGTGCTATTAGTGCTTTACAATCTGCTGATTCTACTGAAGCTTCTACCCGTGCTGCTGCTGATAGCGACTTACAATCTCAAATCAACTCAATCGTCTCTAACACAGATGCTACTGCGTTGAACTCTTTGAGCGAGATTGTTTCTGCGTTCCAGTCTGCAGACGGTGACATCTTGAACTTGGTTACAAGTAACCAAACTAGCTTGACTGATCATAGTCAACGATTGGTTGATATCGAGTCTTGGAATACAGATAACATTTCTGAAGGTATTGTTAATCAGTATTTCACTCAACAACGTGTTAAAGACACATTGTCTGGTGGCTTGTGTATCACTTTCGATAGCTTAACTGGTGAGATTGCGATTGACGAAGCTGAAGTATTGGCACAGTTGAACGTTAAGAACTCTACAGAGTTAGGTGGAGAAACTCCAGAGTACTATCGTATTAACATCTACAACGTTGCTGGTCAACTTGTAAACTAATACTTTAGTGTACAATCAAAAGGGGCTTCGGCTCCCTTTTTTTATACCTTCAATAAAAGTGTATAAATAGTATAACGATAAAACTGGAAGGTTAAAATGTATAGTATAACTACTCGAGAAGAACTAGCAGACTATTGCTTACGCGCATTAGGATACCCTGTAGTTGAGATTAACATAGACGATGAACAGCTGGAAGACCGTATAGACGAAGCTCTTCAGTGGTTCCGAGAGCATCACCCAGATGGATCTCGTAGGTTTTATGTTAAGCACCAATTAACGCAAACAGATATTGACAATCAATACGTAGATTTATCTGACGATTTAGACCTGAGCGCAGTTGTTCGTATGATTCCTATGTCAATGGCTGCTACTAGCGGTGGTTGGTTTTCTGACGCTTGGCAATATATGCAATTTACTATCTCTGACTTTACGAGAAATAATGGCATATTGGGAGACTTAGCCCACTATGAGCAGATGCAGCAGCAATTATCTCTTTTAGATATGAAATTGGCTGGTACTCCTCAAATTACATTCGATCGCCAATATAATAGAATTAACCTTCAAGTTTCTAAATCTAAATTAAAAGAAGGCGATTATGTTATATTTGAAGTATTCGGTATTCGTACTCCGGACGATACTGTACTTGCCTATAACAACCTTTGGAATAATAAATTCTTAAAGTCTTACGCGACTGCTCTTATTAAGCGCCAATGGGGATTGAACTTAATTAAGTTTGATGGAATGACACTTCCTGGAGGCGTAACCGTAAATGCTCGACAAATATACGAAGACGCATTACAGGATATCGAAAAGATCATGGAGAAATTCCGTGAGGAAGAGGACGAAGGTCCACTTTTCTTTGTGGGGTAATTAATGGCGACTAATCCTTATATCAGTCAAAGAGTTCGCTCCGAGCAAAACCTCTACGAAGATTTAATAATTGAATCTATTAAATTCTATGGGGAAGACGTTTATTATTTGCCTAGAGAGATAGTAAACTTAGATGAAGTCTTTTTAGATGACGTTCCTTCGCACTTTACTGATGCGTATAAAATAGAAATGTATATCGAAAATACCGAAGGCTTTGACGGTGAAGGAGATCTGTTCACTAAGTTTGGTATTGAACTACGAGATCAAGCAACCTTCGTTGTAGCTCGTAAACGTTGGCGTCAAATGATAGGCGATTTCTTGGAAGAGAATCAATTCCGTCCGAGAGAAGGTGACGTTATATATCTCCCTATGTCTCAATCTATTTTCCAGATTATGAAAGTAGATACGGAAACACCATTCTATCAATTAGGTAAACTTCCATTATTCCGTATGCAGTGCGAATTGTTCGAATACTCTGGCGAAGATTTCGATACAGGAATTGATGACATAGATGTTATAGAACAAGAAGCTGCGTATCAATACGAATTACAAATGAACGACCCAGAAGTTATTGACGCTGAACTTACTGCGGATATTAATGCTCAAGGGCAAGTTACCTCAGTCAATATTATAGATGGCGGTTCAGGCTATACTTCTATCCCTACAGTTACTGTATCTTCTCCAGATTCTGGTTTCGGCTACTTCGGTAATTCTTCGCTTAACGTTGCGGTTGGAAGAGGACACGCTGATAACTATAACATAGTAAGCCCTAATGGTTCTATAGAATTTTTCGTTTATCCAGAATTTTTACCAGCCGTTGGTGATAGACATATTATGTTTATTACAGGTGGAAGCGAAACTGCTGTTTCTCAACGTATGGCGGTTGGTTATAATGATTCAGGTACTCTACTGTTACAATTATTCGAAAGCTCTGACGTTCTAGAGTTAGACGGTTTCTTACAGGTAGGTAAGTGGTCACATTTAGGGTTCTTTGTTGAAAATGCTACTCTAAAAATATACATCGACGGTGTACTGACTGACGAGCTAGAATTCAGCGAGGATAACGATTTCTTATCAGCAGAAGGTTTCTTGGCAGGTTACTCTGCAGCAGGTACTATCGCTACAGTAGAATGGAAACCTATGCTCGGATGGATGGATGAGTTTAGGGCAATTGCTGGCGATTATATTAAAACTCTTAACTGGCGTTTGGTTGACAGCGTTCTTACTGTACCGACTGAAGAATTTATTGAAGATGGTAATACTGCATACCTAGCTCATTGGGATGGAAGAGATGCTGTAATTGAGTTAGAAATAACTGAAGGTGTCGTTACCAACGCAATTATAGTTGATACTGGTAATTTATACGATTACTCTCCGCAATTAGAAGTTTCAAATCCAGGAACTGAAGGCGCATATATAACTGGAGAAACTGTAACTCAAGCGGGAGAAGGTTTCGAAATGCGTGGTGAGGTAACTTACTGGAACAGCGAAACCCTAGTGTTGCGCGTTGCTCATAGCGGAGCAAGTGACGGTAAATTCCATAATTGGGTAGACGGAAGACCAGTTGTAGGTGAATATGCTGCGTATTATCCTAAAGCTGTTATAGAAAATGACTCTATCGATAGTTTACCATCATTAGATCAAAAGACAGTATTCGATAATTTTGCGGAAGATTTCCTCGACTTTAGTGAAAGTAATCCGTTTGGAGATGTACTATAATGTTAGGTACTTATTTTTATAACAAACACGTTCGAACTTCCGTTTCTATTTTCGGCTCGCTATTTGATAATATCCATGTAGTGAGAACAGCTGCGGATGGTAGTGTACTATCTCAAATGAAAGTTCCTCTTTCTTATGCGCCTAAACGTAACTTCATAGAACGTCTAGAAGAAATGATGACGGGAGAGGAAGGCGAACGTAGAATCGCGATGAAGCTTCCTCGTATGTCTTTTGAAATTATCAGTATTGCTTATGACCCGCAAAGACAATTGCCTAAAATGAATTACTTTTCGGCTATTAATGGTTCTGGCGATACTAAAGAAAAGTTTTATGCTGGCACTCCATACAACTTAACTTTCCAGTTAAATGTATACGCTAAGACGCAAGACGATGCTCTACAGGTCGTAGAGCAAATTATCCCTTACTTTGCGCCACAGTATAACGTAACAATAAAACCGTTTCCCGATTTCCCTGATATGCTAGAAGATATCCCGATTACTATAACTGGGGTAGATTTCCAAGACGATTATGAAGGCGCTCTGGGTGATCGTAGAACAATCATATATACATTAAACTTCGATATGCGTATAATGTTTTATGGACCAAATCAAAACCGTTCTATTATTCGCGAAGTTAATACTGACGTTAATTTTATAGATCCAGAAACTTTCATAGAGAATGTAAATATAACACCCACTCCAGTTGGCGTTGGTCCAGACCAAGATTATGGGTTTAATGTTGAGATAACTAATGAGCGACTCGAATAAAATAATCACTACAGTTAATCCGGAAGAAAGACGTAATTTTGTACACGAACAAGATTACGAGTTTTCTCGCGAAACGTATTATGATTTGTTAGAGAAAGGTAGAGAATCTTTAGACTTAATGATAGAGGTCGCTAGAGAGAGCGAACATCCTAGGGCGTTTGAAGTATTATCCAATATGATAAAAGGTATTGCAGACGTCAATGGCGAACTTATTAAATTAAATAAGAGCTATAAAGAATTACAAAAAAGCGATCAACCTAGTGAAAGTAAAAGTGTGACGAATAATAACTTGTTTGTTGGATCTACTACCGATTTACAAAGAATGTTATTGAATCAAGATGATGAGAAAACAATTGATGGCGAAGGAACTGATACGACAGAATAACGGAAAGAAATATCTCATAGCTTATGATGAGGTATTTTCTCAAGAAGAATTAAACTATATCATAGATTACTGCGAGTACGAATTAGCCGACCAAGAAATTCCAAATAAGGCGAATTGGGACTCTAGGCTGACTGATGGAATTTCCGGTGGGATAGGAATTACTCCTTTAGGTCATACTATGGATGAAGAGTTTTTCAATTTAGTAACTTCTAGGCTGACTGAAGTATTAAATGAAACCTTTGACTCTGAAAATTCTGCAATAATATATTATAATGGAAATCAAAAATGTGGTATAAATTTTCATGACGACGGCAACTATAAAGGAGCTGTTTCTATATACTTGAATAAAGAATGGCACCCCAATTGGGGCGGCTTCTTGACATACTCTGTAGAAGGTCATAAAGACGGTATATACACTAGCATTTTACCTATTATTAATAGATTAGTGTACCAAAAGGGCGGTGTAGAACATGGAGTAACTCCGACCACAGATAATGCTCCTGATAGAAAAAGTCTGCAGGTTTGGAGATTTTAGTGAATTATACTAGGAATGATAGTTACCTTGGTAATCCTAACGTCAAGCGCGATGGCGTAGACGAACAGTGGGACGCTAAGAAACTATCTGAATATAAAAAATGTATGGTAGACCCAGCATACTTTTGTACAAAGTATGTTAAGGTTATTCATCTTGATAGAGGTTTAGTTCCTTTCAAGCTATACCCGTATCAAGAGAAAATGTTTAAACACTTTAATGATAATAGATTTTCTATTGTATTGGCATGTCGTCAATCAGGTAAATCAATCTCTTCAGTAGGATATTTACTTTGGTATGCGTTATTCCACCCAGAGAAAACAATTGCCGTCTTGGCTAACAAAGGCGCTACAGCGAGGGAAATGCTTGCTCGAGTTACCCTTATGCTCGAGAATTTACCATTTTTTCTGCAACCTGGATGCAAAGCCCTTAACAAAGGTAGTATTGAATTTAGCAATAACTCTCGTATCGTTGCTGCTGCTACTTCTGGCAGTTCCATTCGGGGTATGTCTGTTAACTTACTTTTTCTTGACGAGTTTGCATTCGTAGAAAATGCTGCAGAGTTCTATACCTCAACCTATCCTGTAGTATCATCTGGTAAAGATACCAAAGTAATTATTACCTCTACTGCTAACGGCATCGGTAACACCTATCACAAAATATGGGAAGGTGCTGTACAAGGTATTAACGAATATAAACCATTCCGCGTAGACTGGTGGGACGTTCCTGGAAGGGACGAGGAATGGAAGAAACAAACTATTGCTAACACCTCTCAGTTACAGTTTGATCAGGAATTTGGAAATACCTTTTTCGGTACAGGTAATACTCTTATTGAAGGTCAAGTATTATTAGACCTAAGAGCCAAGCCACCACTAGAAATGTTTGAAGGTGGTGACTTAAAAGTATATGAGCGTCCAGTAGACGACCACGATTATATTATGTGTGTGGACGTAGCTCAAGGTAGAGGACAAGATTATTCTACGTTCAATATTATTGACGTTTCTACTAGACCATTTAAACAAGTTTGCGTTTATAGAAATAATAAAATATCGCCAATTCTATTCCCTAATATTATTCACAAATACGCTACCTTATATAATGAAGCATACGTTGTTATAGAATCTAACGATCAAGGAATGGTAACTTGCGTTGGGTTATATCAAGATCTAGAATACGAAAATATGCACGTAGAGTCGGCAGTTAAAGCTAACGCTCTTGGTATTCGTATGGATAAGAAAGTGAAGCGTATGGGCTGTTCTGCGATTAAAGATGTTATTGAATCATATAAACTAGACATCGTAGACGAAGAAACCATTATGGAAATTTCTACGTTTATCGCTAAAGGTGTTTCATTCGAGGCTTCTGACGGAAACCACGATGACTTAGTGATGAACCTAGTTATGTTCGGGTACTTTGTAAGCTCTCAACTATTTTCTGACATGACTGATGTTAATATTAAGCATATGCTATTTGAACAACGCATGAAAGAAATAGAAGATGATGTTCCTCCGTTCGGTATTATTGATGACGGTTCGGAATATATTTCTCAACAAGAACTACTCAAAGAAGATCAATATAATAAAGGTTGGCACGATTTTGCTGGAGTAGATTCATATACTAGCGAAGATTGGTGATTATATGTGGGGAATGGTTTTCTTAATTTTTGTCGGTTATATTATAGCTTGGGCTTTGTTTGAAGCCATATTCATGAATATAGACGAGTGATAGTGTAATTCTAAAAAGTTATAAATATACGTATTGAAGAATAACACACGTATTATGTAAACTTATCATTCGCAAACCGAAAAAAGGAAAGGGTTATGGCATTAACAACTCCATCTGCTTCGCCTGCTGTAACTGTAAGAGAAATTGACTTATCTGGCGTTGCGCCAAATGTTCAAACTTCTACAGGTGCATTAGTAGGTGATTTTAAATGGGGTCCAATTGGCCAACGAGTTCTCGTTTCTAATGAAAACGAACTTGTATCAGCATATGGGACTCCAAGCGAAGGCTCTGCTGTAGATTTTTTATCTGCTGCATACTTCCTAAAATATTCAAATTCTTTGTACGTTGTGCGGGCAGGAGACGATTCTGCTAAAAACTCAACAAGCTTTGAAACAACCCCAGCAACCGTAGACGCAGACGGCACAGTAGTATCTCCTGCTGCATTTGGCTCTTTAGTTAAAAACGCAGATCACTGGGATCAATTCGTTTCTACAGTCGCACCAGCTGGTTCATTCTACGCTAAGTACGCAGGCTCTTTAGGTAATAGCATTTTTGTATCATATACAAACGCAGCTGGATTCAACACTTGGAATTCTAGCCAAAGCGGTTGGTCTGACCACAAAGACAGTTTTGATGCTGCTCCTGAAGCTGACGAAATACACGTTATTGTCCGAGACAAAGACGGTAAGATTACTGGCACAGCTGGCGCTGTTCTAGAGACATACGCTTTTGTTTCTACTGTTAAAGGTTCTAAGACTGAACAAGGTTCTAATAACTACGTTTCTGACGTTGTTAATACTCAGTCTAGGTACATTTGGATGGGAGAAATGACATCAGCGAACTCAGGTTCGTATGAATTGGCAGGCGGTGAAGACGTTACTGCTCCTTCTTACGATTACTCAATCTTTAGCGATGTTGACACCGTTACTGTGGACTTTTTGATTTCTACTCAAGAAGCTACATTTAATGACTTAATTGGAATCGCACAAAAGCGTAAAGATTGTGTTGCTGTAGGTTCTCCTAGACGCGAAGACGTTATCAACAACCCAAATTTCGTTTCTGCTATAACAGATTGGGCTAACGCTTTAACTAAATCTTCTTATGCTGTAGTAGATAGTAACTATTTCAAAGTTTATGACAAGTACAACGACAAGTATGTATTCATCCCAGCTTCTTCAAGCACTGCTGGATTGATGGCTGCTACTGATGCTGTTGCCGCTCCATGGTTCTCTCCTGCTGGAGATCGCCGAGGTAACTACCTTGCTGTTACTGACGTCGCACAAAACCCTACTAAGGGCGAACGTGATTCTTTATACAAGCTAGGCATTAACCCTGTTGCGAATATTCCTGGATCTGGTGTAGTTCTTTATGGCGATAAAACTTTTATGGTTCGCCCTTCTGCATTCGACAGGATTAACGTTCGTCGGTTATTCTTAACTATCGAGCGTTCTATTGCAATTGCTGGTAAAAACGTAATGTTCGAATTCAACGATGAGTTTACTCGCGCTGAATTTGTCAATATCGTTGAGCCGCTATTGCGTGAAATTCAAGGTCGTCGTGGTATTACTGACTTCCGTGTTGTGTGTGATGATACAAACAACACTTCTGCAGTTGTAGACCGCAACGAATTCGTCGCTTCCATCTTCATCAAACCTGCTCGTTCGATCAACTACGTAACTCTAAACTTCGTAGCTGTCCGCACTGGTGTAGAGTTTGAAGAAGTTGTTGGCTTAGTATAAGGAGAATAATATGTCTTTAAGAGTCGATGATTTTAAAGCAAAATTGCGCGGAGGCGGTGCTCGCCCTAATTTGTTCCGCGCTAAAGTTAATTTTCCTGCATATGCTGGAGGCGACGTTGAATTGACTTCGTTCTTGTGTAAAGCTGCTCAATTGCCAGCTTCTACTATGAACGTTATTGAAGTTCCATTCCGAGGACGCCAGCTTAAAATTGCTGGAGACCGAACCTTCGAACCTTGGGAAATTACTATTTTGAATGATACTGATTTCACTATCCGTAACGCTATAGAGCGTTGGATGAACGGTATGAATTCACATAGCGAAAACGTAGGTTTAACCAACCCAGTAGACTATCAAGCTGACTTGATTGTTGAACAATTGGACAAAGACGGTTCTGTACTTAAAACGTATACTTTCCGTGGTTGTTTTCCTACTAATATGGCTCAGATTGATTTAAGTTACGAGCAAGTAGATACAGTAGAAGAGTTTGCGGTAACTTTCCAGATTCAATACTGGGAGTCAAATACAACTAATTAATTGTTGTATAAGTAGTAGTGGGTTGGGAGGGTTCTCCCACCCACTTTTTATTATTAAGAGGATAATATGGCAGATAATAGTATACTTCAAATGTTTGGCTTTGAGCTGAAGAAGGTACGTAAAGATGAGCAAGAAGATAAAAAAGCTCCTTCTATTGTACCAAAAGTTGACGAGGACGGTGCAGGATATGTAACGGCATCAGGCTCGCACTTTGCTCAATATATTGATCTAGAAGGTACTGCCGCCAAAGATAACGTTCAACTAATTCAAAAATATCGCGCAGTAGCAGAACACCCAGAGTGTGACGCTGCTATTGAAGATATCATAAACGAAGCAATCGTTTCATCAGAGTTAGAGACTTCTGTAAGTATTAATTTAGATCAAGTAGAAGCTCCGGATAGAATTAAAAACGCCATAACCGAAGAATTCGAAAACATCTATAGCATGTTAAACTTCGAAGAAAATGGTCACGATATATTCCGCTCTTGGTACGTTGATGGGCGTTTATACCATCATATTGTTGTTAACGAATCAAATCTAAAAGCTGGCATAAAAGATATTCGCCCAATAGATGCTACTAAAATCAGAAAAGTAAAAGAAGTAGAATATAAGAAAGATCCAAAAACTGGCGCGAAAATTGTCGGTAAGACTAACGAATTCTTTTTATACCAAGAAAAGGCTGGAATGAATCAAGGTATTAAATTGACACCTGATTCTGTTTCATACGTTACTTCTGGCCTATTAGATACTTCTAAGAAACGTGTGGTATCATATCTTCACAAAGCAATTAAGCCAGTAAACCAATTACGTATGATGGAAGATTCTCTTGTAATCTACCGTCTAGCTCGTGCTCCAGAACGTCGCATTTTCTATATTGACGTGGGTAATCTACCGAAGGGTAAGTCTGAGCAGCATATTAAAGATATTATGTCTCGTTACCGCAACAAAGTAGTTTATGACGCTAACACTGGCGAAATAAAAGACGATAAGAAACACATGTCTATGTTGGAAGATTTCTGGTTGCCTCGTCGCGAAGGTGGTCGTGGTACTGAAATCAGCACACTTCCTGGAGGAGAAAACTTAGGGCAAATTGACGATATCCTATACTTCCAGAAAAAACTTTATCGCTCGTTAAATGTTCCGTTGAACCGCCTAGAACAAGAAGCTCAATTCAGCTTAGGTCGTTCTACTGAAGTAACTCGCGACGAAGTTAAATTCCAGAAGTTTATTGATCGCTTACGTAAAAAGTTCTCTCACCTATTCTTAGGAATTCTTAAGAAGCAACTGATATTAAAAGGTGTTTGTACTGAGCAAGATTGGAACACTTGGAAATCGAATATACAATTAGACTATATACGTGATAACCATTTTACTGAGATGAAAGATTCGGAGTTGCTCCGTGAACGTCTCGGTACGTTAGACCAGATGACTCAATACGTTGGCGAATACTTCTCTAAAGAGTGGGTAATGAAGAACGTAATGATGATGGATGACGAAGATATTAAAGAAATGCAAAAGCAATTGGATGCCGAAAATAAAGCTGGTATCCATGATGACCCTGAAGATGAAGGAATTTAATAATGAGTGAAGTAGATTATAACGAAGATATTGAAACTGAAGTAGAGAATGAAGTAGAAGTAGATCCAATTGGAGACTTTATTGACTCTATCGCGGCAGGTAAGTATAACCAAGCCGAAACATCTTTTAACTCTCTTCTTGCTGATAAAGTACAAACAGCTTTAGAAGCAGAAAAAATCTCTGTAGCTGATACTATTTTCAATGGTGCTGCTGTAGAAGATGAAGAAGAAGAACTTAGTGACTACGAGTTCGGTACTGAAGGTCACGAAGAAAATGACGAGATAGACGACGAAGAAGGG